TTTGAAGAGATTCTGGAAGACGAAGCGGCAGAGATTGCTGCTGAGCATCTGAACGAAGAATGAACCTAGAACTAGCCGCCAGTCTTTGCCGTCAGTTTGAGGGCTACCGCGCCAAGCCGTACCTGTGTCCGGCTGGTGTGGCTACGATTGGCTATGGTTCTACCTACTACGCAGACAAGCGCAAGGTAACTTTAGAAGATGCCCCGATGGATGAACCCACGGCACGGGCGCTTTTGATGGTTGAGCTTGAGCATACGTACCTACCCGGAGTTTTGCGTAACTGCCCCGGTTTAATTACTGACGTACGTAAGTGCAATGCCATCGTGGACTTTTGCTACAACCTAGGTACGGGACGCTTGCAAACAAGTACATTAAAGAGGAAAATCAACGCCAATGATTGGGAAGGGGCCAAGGAACAACTGATGCTCTGGACTAAAGGTGGCGGCAAAGTTTTGCCGGGCTTGTTAAAACGCCGCACTGCTGAGTGCGCCCTACTGGATTGACCGATGCCATTACAAAAAGTTCTGTTTAAGCCGGGCGTCAACCGGGAAAATACTCGCTACACCAATGAGGGTGGCTGGTATGAGTGCGACAAAGTGCGTTTCCGTCAAGGCACTCCAGAAGTTATTGGTGGCTGGGAACGCATTTCTGCATATACCTATAACGGTGTGTGCCGTTCTTTGTGGAATTGGGTAACGCTTGGCAATCTTAATTTAGTTGGTGTAGGCACGAACACTAAGTTTTATATTGAGCAAGGTGGTCTTTACAACGACATCACTCCTATCCGCGTAACCACAACGCTTGGTGCAAATCCTTTTGCTACTAATGGCACAACTACAGTTACTGTAACTGCCGCTTCACACGGGGCAACTACCGGTTCATTTGTTACCTTTAGCGGTGCTACAGGTACTTACGCCACCACGTTTAATGCTGAATACCAACTTACAGTAGTTAACTCAAACTCATACACGATTACTGTATCAACAGCGTTATCTGGCGGCCCTTATGGTGGATCGGCTGTTTCTGCAGCATATCAAGTTAATGCAGGTTCTGCGTATGCTGTCCCACTTACAGGTTGGGGCGCGGGCACATGGGGCGCTGGTGTTTGGGGTACTGGCGGTACAAGTGCTACGGCTATTCAATTGTGGAACCAGATTAACTACGGCGAAGATTTAATCTACGGCCCCCGTGGTGGCGGTCTTTATTATTGGGCTGCTAGTGGCGGCGTGACTACCCGTGGTGTTTTGCTTAGTTCTTTGGGCGGTACAGTTACGTTTACAAACGCTTCGCCTACAGTCGTTACCTCTACTATTGAGTACACAGAAGGTGCGGCGCTTCAATTCTCTGGTGGTTCATTACCTACAGGTATTACGGCGGGCACAACATACTATGTTTTTGAAGTTAATGGTTTAACTTTTAAACTTTTGACCGCAGCGGGTGCAGCGGTTAACACCTCATCCACGGGTACGGGTTCCGTATCCAATATTGTGGATGTACCGGTTGTTCAAAACAACTTAACAGTGTCAGATACATCGCGCTTCATTATTGTATTTGGCTGTAACGACTATGGGCAGTCTACGATTGACCCCATGCTGATCCGTTGGTCTGGACAGAACGACCCTTACAACTGGACACCTGACCCTACAAACCAAGCAGGGTTTACCCGACTGTCTCACGGCTCACAGATTGTTACGACTGTCCAGACCCGCCAAGAGATTGTGGTATTCACCGACTCAAGCGTGTACTCGCTTCAGTACCTTGGCCCTCCATACGTTTGGGCACCGCAACTCCTTGGCGATAACATTTCTATCATTAGCCCTAATGCCGCTGTGATAGCTTCCGGTGTTATTTATTGGATGGGCGTGGACAAGTTCTATGCCTATGATGGCCGCGTACAAACACTTAATTGTGACCTACGCCGTTATGTATTTAGTGACCTTAACCAAGAGCAATCTCTGCAAATTTTCTGCGGTACTAACGAGGGCTTCAATGAAGTCTGGTGGTTCTACTGCTCTGCCAATAGCAACTTAATTGACAAGTATGTCGTATACAACTATGTAGAAAAAGTGTGGTACTACGGCACGATGGCACGAACTGCTTGGCTGGATTCTGGTTTGCGGGCGTATCCGTTGGCAGCGGTCTATAACTCAACTGCAAGTACTGGCAACCTTGTAAACCACGAACAAGGCATCAATGACAACGCAACTAGTACAACTGCTGCAATTGACGCTTATATTAGTTCGTCTGAGTTTGATATTGGTGATGGTCACAATTTTGGTTTTGTCTGGCGCGTGCTGCCGGACTTGACTTTTGGTAACTCTACAAATTCTCCAGCCAGTGCAGTGCCTGTAGTAACTATGACGCTGTACGGCCTAACCAATTCCGGTTCTGGCAGAACAAGTAGCGCAAGCCAACCCGTATCTAGCAGTAGTGCGTACGACATTACCGAAGAATTCACAGGGCAAATCTACACCCGTATGCGTGGCCGTCAAATGATTTTTAAGGTTGGCTCAAATCAAATCAACACAACATGGCAATTGGGCGCACCCCGTATTGACATTAGACCGGATGGTAGGAGATAAGCATGTCGCAAACCAATGTAACAGCACCAAGTCTGCCGCTGGCTCCGTTAGAATACGAACGTCAGTACATGGACAAACTAACCAATGTGTTGCGTTTGTACTTTAACCAACTAGATACCCCGGGCCCTTTAGCTGGGTCAAGCATGAATTTGAACATAAACACCTTGCCAACTCAGGCGGATTTAGCTAATCTCCGGGTAGGGGATGTTTACCGTGATACATCAGCAGCAAATGCTTTAAAGATAAAGGTCTAACATGAGCCTTCACGTACTAGCAGATCACATGGCCAACCGTGGCCGAGGCCCAGATTCTATGCTGGTGCATATGGCTCCTCAAGAAGTTGCGGGGCTGCAAGCTTTGGCCATGAAACATGGCGGCACGCTAACAATTAACCCTGATACGGGTTTACCCGAAGCTGGTTTTTTAAGCAAAATCTTGCCCATGTTGGCAGGTGCGGCATTGAATTACTTTGCCCCCGGCTTTGGTACGGCCATCAGTGGCGCTCTTGGTTTGGGCGAAGTGGCAGGCGCTGCGGCTATCGGTACGGGTATTGGCGTGGGTGGCGCGACTACCTTGGCTACTGGCAGTTTGTCTCGCGGTCTGATGGCTGGCTTGGGCGCGTACGGCGGTGCAGGATTGACCGAAGGTTTGATGAGCGCTGGCGCTAATACTTTGGGATCGCAAGCAGCCGTGCAAGGCGCAGGATTGACTGCTGACATGGCGGCTAACTTAGCCGATGCTGGGATTACAGATGCGGGAATCCAAAATCTTGGAAATGTAAATGCTGCCACTCAAGGGATTGCAGAGAATCGTGCGGCGTTTGACGCTACTAAATTAACTTCAGCAGATAAATTGGCGGCTGGTGCTAAGACAGCGGCGGCTAACCCTCTGGCCTTTGCTAAGGCTAACTGGATGCCCACAGCGGCAGCGGCTCTGCCTGTGCTGAGTGCTATTGGCACAACAACCCCCATGACCGCTAAGCCTGTCGATACCGGCTACATTCGCCAGAAACTATACGATCCATACACACAAACGTACAAAACCTTGGCTCCTGTTAAGGCTAACGAGTGGGGCAACCGCAGTTTTTCTGACGCGTATACAAACCCACAGACCGGTGAAATGTCTACATTGCAGCCCCGCGCTCCCGGTATGAACACTGGCGGTATTGTGGCTTTGGCTGGTGGCGGTGATGTTAAGCACTTTGCTATTGGTGATCTTGTTAAAGCAGACATTGATGCGGCCTATGCCGCAGGTGATTACGCCAAAGTAAATGAACTTGCCCAAGCAAACAAAATTACTGCCTCTGATGTAGCCGATACGTACAAAGGTTTTGATACCTCTGGTTTAGCTGGTTTGGGTATTAACTTGTACGCTCCTCCAGCACAACAAGCTGCGCCGGTAGTCCAAGCGCCTACGTATACAAGCTATACACCAGAACAAATCGGTAGTTACTTAACAACAAACCCAACAGTAGACATCGGTGCAGCAACAAAAGAATTTAATGCCGACCCTGCCGCAGTTAATGCATATATTGCTAGTTTAGACAATTCTTTCCGTGGTTCAACAGAGAATGATCGCGGTTCCGGCACGCTTGGCATTTATAACCAAATGAAGGCGCAGGGTATTGACCCTAACGAGTTATATGCCGCCAGTTTAGCCACCGATCCTAAATACGCTGGCTGGACTAAGGATATGATTCAGCAAGGATACAACCTAGACAAAGGTATGTACGCGCTATCTGATGCCAAGAAAGGCGTTGTTACAGACACCGATTGGGCTAAGTTGATGGTTGGTACCGGTACTTGGGACAAGCCTCAGTATGACGTTAATGCAATGGCTCAAGCTTCTGGCCTGTCTAAAGCTGAAGTACGCGCCCGTTTTGAGTTGGAAAAACTTAAAGCTACCGCACCAGTTGTACCACCTGTTGTTCCGCCCGTTGTGTTGCCCACCCCATTTACAAGTGTAGTTCCCGGCGGCACACAACTTCCCAACGCTACTGTCTACTCCAATGGTGCGTTTGGTAACTATGGTTCTGGCCCTGCAACTGGCGTGGACTACCTTGGCCGCACAGTATCTATTGCCACCCCCGGCGACATCATTACAAACCCAGATCAGACAAGCACAGTTGTACCAAACATCCCCGGTCGTCCATATGGCGGCTTTACGGGCATGGATCAAGTTAAAAGTGCATACACAGCAGGCGGCGGCAGTTTAGGCTACATACCCAAGGCGCCTAAAACAATGGCTGAGTTTGAGCAGATGTACAACCAGCAAACGGGCGACTCCATGGCTGCGTACAACTACCTCATGGGCAAAGCAGGAGCGTCTTATCCGATCCAGAGTACGGCGGCTTCTACGGCCACCGGTATCATGCGCCCATACTTTTCTGCCGGCATGAAGTACAAGCCTAAGTTTTTGTCTTACGGCAAAGACGGAGAAATTGTTTCCAGCACCACAAACCCAAATGCTTCTAGCGATAAAAATACCGATACTGCTGCACTAACCGCAGCCAAACAAATTAGCGTTATTGACGCCAACGGAAACGCCGACACTGCAACTTTGCGTGCGGATGGTAAATACTATACAAGCAACGGCAACACATACGACGTAACAGGTAAACAGCTTTCCGCTGAAGGCGGCATGATGGGCTACGCCGTAGGCGGAGGTCTAGGCTCTTTGGGTTCTTACTCTGACGGCGGTCGCTTGCTCAAAGGCCCCGGAGATGGCGTGTCTGACAGCATCCCTGCAACAATTGGCGCAAAAGGTCAACCCGCACGACTTGCCGATGGTGAGTTCGTAGTCCCTGCACGCATCGTGTCTGAATTGGGTAACGGCTCGACTGATGCGGGTGCTAAGAAGCTCTACGCCATGATGGATCGTGTGCAACGTGCACGCGGCAAGACCACAGGCAAAAACAAAGTAGCGGCAAATAGCCGTTCTGATAAATACCTTCCAGCTTAAGGAATAGATCATGGCTGATCCAGTACTGCAACAACAACAGATAACGTCAACAACCATCCCCGACTACGCTAGGCCGTATGTTGAGGAGTTGCTGGGCAGTGCCCAAGGTTTAACCGACATCAACCAAAACCCTTACATGCAGTACATGGGGGATCGGGTTTCTCAGTTTACGCCTTTGCAAAAGCAATCGTATGAAAACGCGGCGTTGATGCAGACTGCTCCCCAGTTGCAAGACGCAACCGCTTTGGCAGGACAGGCTGGTCTGGGTGCTTTAAATACGCAGTACACTTTCCGCCCATCAGACTTTGCGTCCACATTCACCAAAGATGCACAGGGGAACATGACTTCCCCTTTGATGAATCCCTACATGCAAAGCGTAGTGGAACGTCAGCAAGCTGATGCACAGCGTCAAGCCGATATTGCAGCCCAAGCACAGGGTGCGCAAGCCGCCCGTGCAGGTGCGTTTGGTGGCAGTGGTAATTACCTCATGCGCGCTCAAGCCGCAGGCAACTTGGCTCGTCAAAAAGGCGACATCCAAGCACAAGGATTAAACAACGCTTTCCAGCAAGCTCAAGGACAGTACAACACGCAAAACCAACTAAATGCTCAACAGCAACAGTTTGGTGCGGGTCTGGGACTACAAGGGTTGCAAACAGCCATGACGGGCGCTAATGCCTTGGGTAACTTGGGCAATACTCAGTACCAACAGAACATGGGCATCAACCAGATGCAAAACCAATACGGTTTGCAACAACAAACACAGCAGCAGAATATTCTTAATAATCAGTATCAAGACTACTTGAACGCGCAGAACTACCCATACAAACAGTTGGGCTTTATGTCCGACATGCTCCGTGGTTTGCCTTTGACTCAGCAGTCTTCCAACGTATATGCAGCGCCCCCTTCTGCGTTGGCTCAAGTTGCCGGCGCAGGTTTTACTGCCAAAGGTCTTGGTATGTTTGCCAAAGGCGGCGCGGTGGACGATGTTGAATATAGAGACAAACCTGCTGGCTTGGCAGACTTGGCAATTTACAACATGGGCTGAAGAACATGGCATTACCAAACTCCGAAAAAATCACATCGCAGATTGCGATGTTGCCCGATGCTGCCCTGAAGCAGATGGCCATGATGCACAAGAACGACCCGTACGTTCTCCCCCTTATTATTTCCGAAGACGGCCGTCGCAAGCAGATGCGCCAAGCAGCGCAAGCTCAGATGGCCGCGATGCCACAGCCCAAGGTAGCGGATGCCGCAGTAGCCCAGATGGGCATGCTTCCCGAAGAACAAGGGATTGGTGCATTGCCTGCGCCCAACATGCAGCGCATGGCCGATGGCGGTATTGCTGGCTACGACGATCAAGAAGGCATGGCTCGCGGCGGTATGTTTGACTTTGCCCAGCGCAGCGAGCCCGTGCTTCGCATGGCTGGCGGTGGCGAAGTTAAGCGTTATGCTGGTAAAGCAGATAGTTTGGTACGTACAACTACAGGCGGAAAAAGTTGGTTTTTGGACATTCCAAAAACTATTCGTGACCCAAGCGTTGCTTGGTATCGTGAAGTGCCCAACCCTTTGGCAGCTCTGGCTAACCAAGAGTTTTCATCTAAAGATGCCGCAATTCAGGCGTACAACGCCGCAACACAAACGGTTGCAGAAAGCGGCCCTTCTGCCACAGGCGCGGACATGGGTATGCCGACGGGTGTTGGTTTGCCAGCCGGAACAGACGTTTCAACCCTGCAACAGCCTGCCTACGTGCCATCCGGAACGCAATCTAGTAGCGGCAAACCCCCAGCTCCTCCTGCTGCACAGCAAGGTCTAGGTTCTATTGCGCCTCCCACTAAGGTGTTAACGCCTGCGCAAGCCAAAGAACAAGC